TAGATGGTACCGTTTACGAGGTCATTCGCTTTCCAGAAGACCACCTCATTGGCGAACGTGATCACGCTCGCGTTCGGCGTAACTGTTGCACCAGAAGTTGAACCCGTAATCACGTTCGATCCGTTAAACGTGCCAAAACGAGGCATCACTACGATATAGCTATCCGAAGGTGTGTTGTAGACGTAACCTAGAATCTCGCCCGTCGCGGACGTAGACGTCTGCGTCACCCCCTCACCTCGAAGAAACGTTCCCGTGGAAGCAGACCCAATGGGGATCTTGAGGACATCAGGGCCACGGGCGGCCCACCAGGCAGCGACGCTGTCGAGCGACGGGTAGGCGTCGAGGACGGGATCGTCCTCGAACCACGTGATGGCCCCGTTGTTTGCATCGCTCGCGACCGCCGAGGTGTTGCGGATCCTCACCGATGTCGCAGAGATGAAGGCGACGATCTGCCACGTCCCGTTGTTCGCAGCAGATGCAGCCCCAGTGACTCGAAGGAAGCGGCCCACTGAAGAAGTCGACATACCCGTGAGCCCCGTAACCGTAATATCTGGCCCTGAGATCGTCGTCAACGCCGCCGCGGACCCTGTTTGTCCGGCTACCGTGTTCTGAGCGCCCCAGTAGTCGTTCGACGGGTTCCCAGTAGTGTCCTTCGATGTACCATTGGATGACCCAATGTATCGCCACCCCGCCTTCTTCATGGCACGAGTAAGCTTCCAAACACCACTCCACGTGTTGTTCGTGGCTTGCACCTGTGTGTTCGCAATGACGACGTCAGGCATAGCCCCTCTTCCTCACGAGAGGCTGCCCATGAAAGCTCTATTAGAAAACTGCCTTGATTGGGGGCAGTCCGTAAACTCAGAGCCCTAAACGCCCACGAACCATCGTCTCGGAGCAGCCCAACCTATTCGCGATCGCTTGCGGAGAAAGACCCTCCGCGTGAAGAACCTTGATGACCTCGTCGTCGATATCTGCCCGGTATGCGTGATGCTCGGCGCCCTTGCGGCGCTTGACGTGGCTCTGATCGGCTCCCTTACGGGCGCCCCGCTTGAGCACGATCCCGTGACTCGCGAGGTCGATTCCGGCGAGCCGCCGTTGCACAAACGTTCGAGTCTTCCCGATCGCCTTCGCCACGTCCGTCGCCGTCATGCCCGTCCTCAGGCGCGCGAGGATGTCCCTCTCAGTATCGATACTGTCGTCCCACTGTGCATGCTTCGCGCCCGTCATCTTTCCGACGTGGGCCGCAGCATTGGCCGCTTTGGCTTCGGGTGTGTGCTCGCGACCCTTGAAGGCGGAGGGTACGCCCTTCTTCGCCGCAGAGATGCGGGCCTTCGTCTCGTAGGAATGAGTGGTCCTCAGACGAAGCGTGTGGAGCATGTCCATGTGCTCCTGCGTGTTGGTCCGGCGCCTAGCCATGACCTTAGCCATGTGTTCGCACCATTCGGGGCTCTTCGGTTTGGGCTTCCCTAAATGAGCCTGACGAGTCCTTTCGTACGCCTCTGGGGAGTTTCTTGAACCATGACGACCGCCACCACCATCGGAGAGATTGACGAGGCGAAAACTCTCCTGTCGGTATCTCGCAATGTGCCCCATCTCAAGTTGGTCCAGCTCCGCCTGAGTATAGGCAACATCGAGCAAGACCATCTCGGGCTTTAGACCCTGATCCACGATCCCCTTTAACCATCGCGCAAGGTAGGAGTGTTTCTTCACCGCGGATGGACAAAGGTGAGCAGCCAACCTTTGTGTTGGCTCATCGTAAGTGGTCTGCCCGATATACCGAACCGTATCTGAACGGGGGTCGATTAACGCATAGATAACGCCATGAATACCCACGGCGTTATCTATACCACAATATGGGGGGAGGGATCACCAATAGACAACACATTCACAGCATCTCCGTCAGACCTCTCACGCAGGGGTGACCTCGTCGTTCGCGTGGGGTGTGTGCCGTTTAGCCCGCTGTAATTGTGAAGGTGACCGTAAGTGTGTCGTTGGTCAACAATGTACGCTGCGTGAAGTTGATCTCGTGGATCATCCTACCCGAAGAGGGATCATCGAAGAGAGCCGTCTTCTGAACAGCCTGCGATGATCCGGTGAACGTGAACGTGCGGGCGATCGTGGTCTGGTTGCCGGAACCCGTGGGGAGGGTCACGGTGCCCTGCGCCCGGCCGAGGCCCGGCGCACCGCCGTTCGTCAATTCGTTCGTCAGGGTCGTGTCACTGTTCGAGGCTGCGGTTGCGTCGTTCGTGAGGGCGATGTAGTTCAGCCCTACGTTCGACACGACAGGGGAGGCCGCCGAGCGCTGCGAAGACGTGCCGTACACGTACGTGTGGAGACCAACACGGCCAGCGTTCGTGATAACGTTCCAGTATTCCTCGGCGTCGAGCTGCGCGTCGACGGGACGAAAGACATAGATGCCGCGCTTCTCGTCATAGTCGTAGGCCCTCTGGTGGCTGATCGCGAGTCGGGCACGGGCGGGGTACATTTCTCCGAGCATGAGCGTCTCCTCGTTCAACGACCCTGATAAAAGCGTTAGCTAGGAAGACCTGTTCTTCCACGCGTAAAAGCTCTTACGTGGGTCAAAAATCGCTGCTGTGATCTTCGTCTTCAACGACCTGAGCCTCCTTGTTGCCCAGGCGATCGATATCTCTGAGACCGCCCCAGTAGGAGCGGAAATCGTCATAGTAGTAAGTACTTAGCGCCCACTTCATCGTGTCTAGGACACGACCGATGGTGTCGTTAGGCAGGTAGCGATCGGTGAAGACGTACCGGATCCTGAAAAGAGTGTGGGCCGGTCGAATGATATCCAGAAGGATGCGCGTGGCAGAATCGAGTGAGAACACATCCGCTGGAAACGAGGCCACAGGAGCCTCCTCTTTCCAGCCAATGGAGCCGTTATTTGCGTCATTTGCGACCGCGCTCGCATTCCGGATCTTCACCGAAGATGGTGTCATAAACACCGCGACTTCGAACGTTCCGTTGTTTGCCGACGACGCAGCATTGCTGACCACGAGGCGACGGCCCACCGAGTCGATGCTCATGTTCGCCAAGCCGGTGACGGTGATGAGGTCGCCATCCGTCACCGTCAAACTAGCACTAGACCCTACCTGGATCGTTCCGCCGCCGATCGTCACATCGATCTGAAACCCGAACTGGTCTGAGACGTCGTATCCAGAAGCCCCCTCTCGGATTCGGATGAAGTTCTCCGTGATCTTGACCGTCCCTGAGTAGAAAAGCTGGACGGCATCTCGCATCGATTTCGGAACAGCTCCTTGAAAGTAGATGCGGACGAGATCGAGCAAAAACTTCCGAAACTCGAAGTCATCGAAGGCCAAAGGGGGCAGGCGGCCATTCAGAAGAAGAAGATAGCCTACCATCGAGTAGAGGAAGTCGGGCCGCGTCGTTGGGAAAGAGCGATCCGTGTCCACGTCTTCCAAGGCCAGCTCGATACGAGCCAGCTCTATCGCCACCGCCTTCATCTCGTTCGTGTAATTCGGACCTTGGACGAGCGAGATGTAGTTAGAAGGAAGGAGCCCTAACAGCGTGTTGAAAATGGACTGCGCCCGCCCAACGAGCCGGAGATTGTACTCTTTGCCGGTTTGGGTGACCGTGAAATTGACCCGGTTGGGATCTAGAACGAACCTGGGCATTTACAACGCCCCCATTTTTTTCGCTTCGAGAACTCTCGCATGCAGTCGCTTTGAGATTGTCCCAACGGCCGTGTTTAACTCCAGAGTAATCTGTTTCCTGGTGACCCTTTCCGAGATTAGTTGGAGGATGGCGGTCGTTGATAGGTCACGTCGGAAGGGATGACTCTGTTCCCCGAGCTTCCCTCGTAAGGAGGTGCTTATCACTGCGGCAAGGGAAGGCGTGGGGTCCTTGGTGAAGCGAGCCATTACGCCGTCCTGAACGTGATAGTGAGGCCGCCAAGCGCAATGGTCTCAACGTCGGAAGCCGTGATGTCGTGGGCACCACTGTCTCCACGAATGATATAACTCACGGCATACTTGTGATTCGTTGGTTCATCAGGCGGGGTACCCGCACCCGAGAGCGACACAACGATGTGATTCGCCGTTCGACGAAGCCTCTCTTCCGCTCGATCCTCCGACGTGGTAAAGCCCGCGTTGGTCAGCGTTGTGTCGTCTGAGTACCCTTGGATGAGGGCACCCCCAGAGCCAATGATGAAGGCTTGGTTGGCAAGAGAACACACGGACGCAAGGGCAGATGAGAGATTCATAGCCTCGTCATCCTGGAAGACACCCCTGTGCTCTGTCGCTTGACCGCCCCCGTCTGTTGTCGGGTACTGTAACGGGTTGGATAGCAGGTATGCGCGGTTCGCCCCAAGGTCGAGGGATCCCACCCGCGTGAACGTCGAGAGCACGGTTTCTCTGAGCTTCCTGGACCCGTCCGCGTACGCCAACCGTGCATAGGGTACCGGAGAGAAGTTAACACCATCCGTGCTGTCGACGGTGCGGATTACGTCCGATTGAGAAAGGCCCTGTCCAATCGTCTTCCTATCCAGTTCAGTGCTCACGTTGGACCGAATCGCCGGGTCGACACGATCCTTGGACGCACCCTTGGTGAGCTGCACGGTGTTTTCAATGTCGATCTTGTTATCTACGGACTGCTTGACCAACACATCCGCTGTCGTGTGCCTTCGGGCATCGACAGTCTGCTGAAGCTCCTGCAACACATCGTTGATCACATAGACGACAGTGAAGTTCTCGTCATGTGCATAGTCAACGGAGACCGCCTCCCCGTTCCGAATCTCGGAGGAAGCTGTCCGCACAATCTTTACAGGGGTTGTGGCGGTTCCGTCGATGATTTCAAAGTCAGGAACAGCCGCGGTCGGACCGTCGTATTCGATGGTTCGATCCGCGGAGAACACACGAATGGTCTTCGTGTTAATTCCAATCGAGTTGAGCGGCTCTTGCACGAACCCGATGAGCACGTGAGACTCTGCACTGACGGAGATGCTATCACCGCTCGGGATGTTATCGATCTGGTTGATCGCAAGGTAGTCCTTCGCGATCGTGCTCTCTCCCGTGAGAAGAGGGTCGTCAGTCTTGTAGAGGTTGTACCCTAGAGTGGGGTCCAACGCGCCTGAGACCTCACCCACGACCGAAACAACCCTTCTAACCGGCTGCAACGTAAATCGGAACTGATTCACTGCGCGGAAGCGATAGTCTGCAACGATCACATCATCGGTTGATGTTGTCGGTTGAGAAATAGCTGTGTTGAGCTGGAAGGTGCGGTAATCGATGATCGACACGCCCGTGAGGTCATAATCTTGGCCGATCGTCGTGTTTCGGACACCTAGGCCTTGGCTCAAGTTGTTGAGAATCTCAACGATGGGGGTATCGGGGGTGACACGGGAGTCCAGCACCCTGAACGTTAGCGTCGGGATGTCGACGATCTGGCAAATAATGTCCTTGGCGATGTCGAAAGTAAACGCAAACCTCTCAGAGACTTGGCGCTCTCGCAGACCTTGGACCCAAATGTCAACCTTCCCTCCGATATGCTTGTGACGAACATCGTCATAGTCGCGCATCATGAGCGGGTCGCCGCTCTTGACGATCTTCGCCTTGATAACTCCGACTTGCTCGGCAGCAGTCGAGGCATACCCGCCCTCAGTGCCGGTATCTACCGAGGCGAACGCTAGCATCGCCCTCGCGGCGAGATCCGCATTGGACTCTCGATCCGCACCAAAAACAGTGGCGGAAGTGTTCGTCACGAACACACCGGCGATGCCAGAAATGTTCTTGATGGTACCAGCGGGACGGTTACCCGTCTCTCCGATGGACTCCGCGACGATATCGACGGTGATTTCGTACCGCTTCGTGTCGAAGTTGAAGAACGCGTCAGCACTAGCTGCCGGGAGAATATACGATCCGCCGATACGAAACCGCACCGAAGGAAGGTTGTTTGACGTATCTGCATCCGTGGATACGAAAGTGCCCGCCGGAATGGTGATGTCTGTGGTTGGGCGAGTAGACGTGTAGATGATCGCCTGCCCAACGGCAGCCCTACCCGGCAGCCTAGTCTTGTTGACATTCGCTGCGAGCTTCCCGAACTGCTGATCGATAAGGGTTTGAACCGCATCGTCGTTCGAGAAACCAAGAGCCGCTTTGAGCGCCTGCTTGTAGGCACTTCCGGCGACCGGATCCGAAATACCGTTCCCATCCGCGTCGTCGATCTGAAGGAGCGTGAGGAAACTGCCGCTTCGGTGGACGAAGTCGACGATGAACCAAAGTCGTTCCGCCTCGCTCGCGAACGGGTCTACGCTGACATCGCGTGTAGTCGACCCAGGGATCAGGCTGATCTCCCGGTTGACGATGAGGACTTGCCGGATATATTCCCTGGTTACGTCTAAACTCGTCCGTGTGGGTAAGTCACGTACGGCAGTGTCGATGATCAAGGGCAGGCCGACGACCTCTTGGGAATAGCTTGTCTCGACCTCTTCATTCGTCACCGGATCGTAATAGACACCTGTGACCACGTAGTAGAGAGGACTCGTGTCGGCGACGGAGGCAAACTGGTCCGCGTTGATCGTGTTGGGTCCACCACTACGGAAATGCCTGAACGAGACGAACTCCGTCAACCGAAAGCTCTCGATCGTGCTCTTGAACCGCAACGACCCCGTGAGCAACACGGTGCTATAGCGTTGGTTCAAACGAGTGGCCGTTACAACATCGAAGTTATCGTCTTCGACGACTTCGATGCGGACACCTGTCCCTGTGAGTTGCGACCACGTGGTCGTGTCTTCGAAGACCGTGAAAATGGACTCCTCATACACGGACGAGGCGATGACGGGTTTTTCGTTGATCTTAATATAGCCAGTAGTGCCCCCAGACGGAGAATCCGAGGCATAGAAGTTGAACCCGATGAGCGTCGTTATTGAAGGTTGAGTGATGGCCACACCGCTTGACGTGGTCACGAAAGGCGCCGGTTTTGCCGCCAAGAGATCGACGGCATCTCGACGTCGCCGAACATGAACCCCCGAGGGGATCTCCGCGACAACATCCCGAAGGCTCTGAACGCGTGTGACCGTTGCCGTTGAGGGCGCGCTTACGCTACCAACGATATCAACGGTACGGATGGCAATCGTGTTGAGACCAATGTCCAGAGGCAATCCTGAAGGGTACGTCGAAGGATTTGGTAGCGTGAACGTTTGAAGGTCTAGACGGACGAGATTGGCATCGGAGACAAACGGACCACCGTTGATCGAGACTTGGACATCCGCCGTGTCGACAGAGATTGTACCCTCAAGGACTACGAAGTCCTGGTTCGTCGTGAAAACCAGGCTTTGCGTGAAGCCGCTACCGTCTCGAAGTTTGATTTGGGGTGCCGTCGCCATCTCATGAGCCTCTTACTGGACGAGGACATAATCGGTCAGGGAGTTGCGGAAGGTACCCTGGGCTGCTTTCGGTTCAACAAGATCAATCGGCACAGGAAACCGGACACCACGTTCAAGAACCACGGGCTCCGTCGACCTGTTCTGAATCGTGACACGAACGAAAAGGATAGTTGGATCCTGGTTGTGGGGCAAAAGAGCCACCTCTTGAAGAGCAAAAGGGAACTCTCTATCAGAGACCTGTTGGTTGACCTCGTCTTCTTGCTTCCGCTTTACCGCCTGCCAGCGACGAAACGCCTGTTGAATGTCGCTTACGATGAAGTTCTGGATGAATCCGGACGTCGTGAGCTTCTGCCCTACCACGTCGAGTAAATCGGCCCCGATCCAGTTATGGAAGGGATTCGATGCCCGGCGCGTGTAGATCATCTTCTGCACTTCTTGAACGAGCAGAGCCTCGTCACGGACCCGGACAACCTCGCCGTTACCCCCGTACCGCCAGTCGTGCTCGACTCCGACGCCCCCGCACCGACGACACTCTTCCCTGACGGTGTTGTAATTGATCTCTACAAAGTCCTGGTAGCCCTTGAGAGGCTGGTCAAAGAGGATAGACCTGTGGGGCCGATCAGAAAGGATAGTAGGGTCGTTGACGAGTGTCCATCCCGGAAAGACATCTCGGCCCCGGTACTCCTTGTTGATCGCGATTCCAGCCGTCGATAGGAACGTGCTGGCGGATGAGACAAACACACACGCCGCGAGACCGGACGCCATCGTCCTCATGTGCAAGCGTTGGCCAGATGCCGCGAAGAACATGCCTTGAACGGACTTGTTTAAGGTGTCGATGATCTGCGCCGCCGTGATGTCTTTCGCCGCTGGAAGCGTCACGACCTGATCGTTTCCCACCCCTACCCTGAGCACAACCTTGTCGTTGACCCCTACTTGAATGGTGTACGGACCAGAACGGCTACCCGTAACTTGTGCAGGTACTTTGACACCCGGCGAAGGAATATCGACGGCGCCGTTGAGTCGCACGGCCACCGAAGACGCCGTTGCAATCGGCCGTATCGGGCGCACGGTCATGCTGTCATCGTCCAGGAAAAGCGCTTCCTGAAGAATAACGTGTGGGCACATCTGGTCGATTTGACGATCGTAGCTCACGTCGTGCCTCCCCTGGATCCCGGCTCCTGCACGCCGCTGTACCCGCGTTGGAAGGTCTGTGCTTCGCTCCCTTTCGGACCCGGTTCGTATGAAGCGAAAGGTGCATGCCCTTTCTTGTTGAACGCGTCGCCCTCCTTGGGTGTGGCGCGGTAGTTGGGATCATCGATGAGCTGCTGAACGCCCTTGATAATCGAATCAAGCGATCCCCGAATCTCTTCACCGAGGTCGATCTTCTTGAGCAGAGCTATCTCGCTTTGAAGCTGGTCAACGTAGTCCAGCATTCGCCGGATCTTCCGCTCTAAATACTCACGACGGTAATCGAGCGCGTCCTGCATCCAGGCCTTCGCTTGCTGCACATAGACAGCGGACGGGGCATCCGCCTTTCCGGGGGCCCCCAGAACTTCACCGTTCGAAAGCATCTGCGCCGGCACTGTTTCGTCCGTGCGAAGCAAGAAAACAGGCTGATTGGCACTACGAACGTTGAGGTCGAAAAACGCGTCGCCCCCCAAAACCTCGTACGCCGCAAGAAGACGAGCTACATACGAGGTGGTAGGTGAGACGGTGTACCCTTGTGGGATACCACCAGTGTTGTAGGAAAACGAGAGCACTCCGACGCGATTGACTTCGGCCTCCAAGTGCTGGATCCGAGCCTGGATGTCCTTACGCTGATCGGTGGCGAACTTTGCCAGCCGGTCAAACTGCGCTTGATTGAACGTGCCTAACCAATCGAAGGCCATGTCTTTATACCGGGGGTAACAAGATGCTTATCCGCCGAAGATGAGCTTCAGTGGGGTAACAAGCGATTCGACGTCTGCTCCTACGTACGCGATGGCCGTGCCGCACGTGAAGCCGCCTGGACCCGACGGGGGCTTGGTCCCCCCTGCCGAGTCAATGAGCTGGAACCACTGGTTCACGTCCCCGCTCGTTTCGGGTAGAAAGAGGATGTACGCCCCAATCTGAAGGCTGAGAACGAAATCCAAGAGAGAGATTAGGTATTGAATGAATCTCTCCAGGATGTCGATCTTCCGGATTAGCAGGTCGATGAACGCAAGGATCTCATTCATGACCCCCTTGAACGCGTCCACAAGGGCTTGGATCTTGGCGATCAGGTCGTAGAGAATCTTGGCCGACCACGGGATGACATCGCGGAGCAGACTGATCCGGACCCAATCCGGCGGAACACCCCCGAGGGTGAAACTCGTGACAAAGTTCACGGCGAAGAGGACGTTCTTACGGAAAATGGCGTCCCCATACGCCTCGCCGTACCTCACGGAGCCTGCATAGGAGACTGTCCCGTCCGGCTGAACCTCGACGAGCGTCTTGCAGAGCTTCTCGATCGTTTGGGAGTTCTCGAAGCCCTTGATTGAGACGCTTCCCGCAGGAAGCGGCCCTTGCATCATCGTGCGGAACGACTCGATCGTCCCGGTCCCGTTCTCTAGCAACGCAGACGCGACGGTGTTCGTCAAACGCGCTGCTTGCCGCCACACGAACCCCACCTGCCACGGGTGTTCCAGGGGCTTCTGATTGATGGAGTTTCGCCCAAACCGTGATGGGTCGGCTTCTGCCGGAGAGAGGGCCTTGGCAGCAGACTTCCCGAAGAACGGGAGGTTTGTCAGACCACTAACACCAGAAGCCTGCCTCTGAAGTGAGCCCTTACCAATCGCTACTGCTGTGGTCGGTGCGACCGGATCGCCGTTGCCGTCGAATTTCTCATCAGGGCTCAATGGCAGGTGGAAATTCAGGGAGAACGCGGTTTGGAAGAGATTCGTGAGAGCACTGATCACATCAAAATTCGCGGGGATCTTCGCGAGACGAGTCGTGACAATTCCTGATCCTCGACCCATGGTCGGGGGGTGTGCAGCATCCGTTCCCGGCCACTTAATGATCCAGGTGTCTGAGTTAGGATCCTTCCTTTTAGGAGTGTCGAACTCGACAGTGGTCCCGTCTATTTTGAGGTCACCACTAAAGGCCCGGACTCGGTAACGGTACACCTTGTCGAATTCGACATCATTGTCGATGTATCTAAACGTCCCGAGTTGCCCAAGAATGAACGTTGCCGTGCTCGAAGTGGTCGAGACTACCGTGTACTTCTGGAACTTGATGAAGGGGTCTTCGTAATCATCAGTGACTCGCACGGTCCGCTTTAGTTTCTTACCCGGCTTCCCGTTGGCCTCGAAATCCGTTGTATAGTTTATCGTCACGATGCCAGCAGCATCCGCAACGAGAAGCTGATCGACATCAATCTCATTTGTAACCGGAATTTCCGCCCTTTCGATCAAAAACTTTGGGGGGATGAGTTCCATTCCAACGGACGCAACTACGTCACTGAATCCAGAGTCCGGCGGCTGTTGATTCGTCGGTAGGGACCATTCGATCGCGATTGCCTTAGGTTGGTCCGAGAAGACATCGGCAAGGGCCAAGATCGGATCTCCCTTGGACCCAATTGGCAGTGCCTTCACGTTCGCTGGTGGTCCGTATCGGGGGGACAACAACTCCTTTCCAAAAAATCGAAGGAGCGTGCGGATCAGCCGGAGCACGGTGAAAGCGTTGTCGGCATCGACGGCGAAGAGAATGAACCCGCTCTTCGTGAGCCCGGAGACCGGCTGCGGACGATTCGAATCCTTGCCGTCAACTAAGGAGCCCTTGAAGCGCTGGATGAATGCAGAGTAGCCGCCCGTTTGGCGGAGGAGATTCGGGTCCTTTACAGGATCAGGGATGTCGTAGTAGCCATAAAAACCTGTCTTCTTCAAGCTCTCAAAGAGGTCGAGGATCTGCTTGATGAGAATCTCGACGAGGGCCCTGATCGGGTTGCCGAAGTCGATCAGGAAGATTTTGACGGTCTCCAGGATCGTTTTTAGGATCTCCAGGAAGATCAGGAGAGTTTCGAGGACACCTCGGACGCTCTCCAGCAGGTCTTGCGCCGGGATCTGGAAGCTAAAGGACCGCCACGTGAGATTCGATGCCATCTACCCTAGCTCCCGTATTGGAGCTTCTTCAGCTTTCTACGCATGATTTCAAGCTGACACTCGCTGGCTTTGATCGTTGCTTTGATCACGTCCTTCATCCGGTCGTTGATCGGTAGGGTCTCCTTGTACTCCCACTTGAGTTCAGGTTCGGGGGGAGGCGGCGGAGCCTCCCCCTCCAACACGCTCGTTTCGGGCTCCGGCCCAACGTTTTCGGACTTCGGGTCTTCAGCGTTCATGAGACGGCCAACAGCTTCGTAAGGTTCTTGACTACGTCGGCTTGAGTCTTCTTTCGCTGATCGACTGCTTGACTCAACCGGGTAAGGATGCCCTTCTCGAAGTTGATTCGAGCGTCGATCCAAACGTACCTCTTGTCATAGAGCTTGTCGGCCCCCGAAAGAACGTTTGAGACCTTGGTTACGATGCCATTGGGATCCGAAACAGTATTAACGCGGCTCTGGACGACCGGCTCGCGCGTATCGAGATCAGCGGTCGTCAGAGTGTTGGCGAGCGCAACCGTGTCGGTTACGGGGCCTGGTTTGATGACCTGAGCCTGAGACAGCTTTGCAAGGAACGGTGGGATCCCAGCGACGTAGCTCTCAATGGCCGTGAGTTGCACGAAGAGATCAGACAGAGAGTTGTACGTGACCTCGAACGAAGACACGACGCGGTACCCTGCGGAGGGGTCAGCACTCGGAAAAGAGGGGCTGACCGTGAGTTGTGTCTCCGAGTTAACACTCATGACCTTGTAGACGCCCGCTGCCACTCCGTTCCTGATATACAAGAAGTGTGAGTTGAGAACGTCGGAGGATTGAAACGTGGCCCCTGGATCTGTAAACGTTGTTCCCGAGGCGCTACCCGTTGAGGGAGACACGACGTTCTCGAAAGCCTGTTCTAGTGAGGCCTCCAGCGCGGCCGCCTCGTTGAGTGGTTTGGGTGGGACGTTCGTGCTCAGCACATCGATTTGCCCTTGAACCGATGTCGTGAGGATGTCGAAAAGGGACCCAGGGCCGCCATACGTGTTGAGCGGGTTGTCGATGTGGTACCCGATCGACGTCGACGGTAGTCCTGTGGACGTATGCAAGAGGAGCGTGGTCGCGCTCGTCACCGCTAGGACTTGATAGCGATCGCCTACGATCGAACCAGAGGTGAACACGACGGTGTGTCCTGCTTGAACGCCAGCGGTGATGAAATTCGCCGAGGTGTCCGTCAGCAACGCGCCGTTCACCGTAGTGGTGAACGCAGTGCCAGTAACCAGGCTGGTAGACACGGTGACGGTGAACTGGAAGCCGCCCCCATCGAACGTGAATGGGGTGTCGACTGTGATCGCGGTCCCGACAACTGAGACGATGCGTCTATACGCGGAGGCTGCGTTCACGCCCGAAGTGATCCGTAAAAGGTCATATTGCTTCGGTACCGGCGAACCAAACGCCGTGGACGACGTGACGATTGTACCACCAACGTTCATTGTCCCCGTCCCGACGAACGGGGCTTGGGTGGCGGCGCGAAGCGAACCGCCCGTTTTGACGATTTCGTACTCGTTGTAAGCGTACCCACCACCGGATGGTGGCAGGACCGTTGAGGGGATGACCTCTGCCTCAAAAGAGGGGGTGAGGATCGGGAAGGTCAATGACCCTGCATCGTCCACAGCGAGGCCATCCAAGGCAGGAATGCGAAGTGGCTCAGTCAGCGAATTCGAGAACTGAGCGAAGCACTGCAACGGCTGTCCTGCCGGGATCTGCTTGATAACCAACTCGTTAGGTACGGGGGTAGGGGAGGAGCTTCCGTCCAGAGGCGGTGTCGCCTTCGTGTACAGAAGCAAACCCTTCTCGGGGTCGATACTATAGCTCGGTGGGTTGTAGTGAACCATCTGACTCACGATAGGCTGCGCCCCACCGCTCGCATTCGAGTCATCGATCGGAGAACGGTAGATGGTTGAACCCGCTGGCACGGCGGCTGGTAGGGGGCTCACCGCAAGGGTTGTCGCCGACACCACGCTCGAAACAGTCACCGGAGCTAGGACGTTCGCGACAAACGTTCCGTCTCTCTTCTGAATGAGGCACTTCATCCCGTTTAGGAATGGGGGGCGCACCTGACCTGCGTTCCCCTGCGCATTATCGACCGTCACCGTGGTCGCGCCGGCGGGTGCGTCTCTCGTGACGATGGCGAAAGCCGGCCGGGTTGAGAGGTCCACAACCGCCGTGACGTTCTTAGCCTTCAGATCGAGAACGGTTTGACCTGTCTCGGTTGCGTTCGCGGACACCCCGTAGATGAACTTTTGCGTTGGGTAGAAGCGGCTGAACGACGATGGCAGGTAGAACTTCTGGTATGTCCCAAGCGCCCCCACGGAGAAGTTGGGGAACGAGAACGAGATCGAGAACGGGGCATCCGAGATTTTGACGATGTCGTCGATCTGATTCGTTGCACTGCCGGGGTTGACGTTGCCGGGGTTGAGATTCCCGTCGAACTTAAATCGACCACTGCGGTGGCCGACAACTCGCCCGTCAACATTCTGGAGGACATCCTCTAAGTAGTTGATGGTGTCGTTGTACCATTTGAGCGAAGCTCTCGCGACCACGTCCTCATTTGCGTACCGGCCTTCATCGAAGAAGGCGGACGGCCGCCCCTGCTCGTAGAGCTTGGGTTGAGGCATATTCGATGTGTTGGGGCCACCCGAAGGTGTACCCGATTTCGCTGCCTGCTCGTACTGCTGTGAAAGCTCCGCCCGGTAGTTCGTGAACGTCTCGACACGGTAGAACCACGTGTCCGGAGAATAGAGCTGGTAGTCCATCTTCAACACTTGGTTGAGGATGCCATTCTCTGCCGTGGGTACGATCAAATGGCTGTACGTGGCGCGGACGTTTCGCCCCGAGTTGACGATGATGTTGCCCGTGTAGAGGATGCCGAACTCCTCATCACGAAGGAGCGATGTCTTGAACTTCACCTCACCGCTGTCATCGATCGTGTAATCTGTCGGCGCTGTAAGTACAGTGCCCTTCTGGCCGGCGACCTTTCGGTAAACGGTGATCGGTGAAGTGGACGGGCGAGTTGTAACGGGAGGTCGTTGCGTACGCACCGAGGCTGAGGCCGACTCAACGATAGGACGAACAGAGTGCCGCAGGAGATGTCCGTTGGCCGACACGTACTGGCGAAGGGAGTTCGTTGCGAGCGTGACCTCAGTACGATTCGTATCGGCTTTGTAAGCCGCACCCGTTACCAGGTACAACTCCAAGAAGGACGTTGTACCATCGGTGAAGGCCGCAACCGTTCCGGATTTGTAGGTGTTGGTTCGGTCCCCTTCGACGGTAAACCTGTTGCTGCCCTTAGGAACCGGATCGTAGGCCGCAGGCTCGGGTGCGAAGTAGCTCGGCTGCCCCGGAGAGGACACGAAAGGCGTGGGGCCTGACGACTGATATACCTTCGGGGCTTGAAAGTCGTTCGCGAACGCTTGAGGGGTGGCCAACGTGACCGTTGTCGCTTGCGATGGTGTGTCGTAAACGACGGCCCCTACGATGTAAACTTCTTCCTGCTCGATTCGGAAGAGGTGATTGGGCTTAAAGACGTTAGTCCAGTCGCCGTTGAGCGTAAACTGAGAGTTGGGTTGTCCATTCTCATCCGCCGCTGAGATGACGAGTTGAACCATGACCATTGGAGGAGAGAGGACCGTCGTGGTCTTGTCTCCTGGCATGGCTTCGTAGACGAAGTAGTCGACGTAGACGCGCTCATCAGGCCCAATGACGGCTCCGTGAGGAAGTGCATCCGTCAGGATGTCGTCTGGGAGGAACTGAATCGTGCTAGGGGGTCCCGGATTAACCAGGCATTGCTCGCCGGTGACTTGCGGTCGCCCCCCACGGAAGACTGCGGCGGGTGGGAGAGACGCCACTCTTCGATTCGTCGGGTTGAAGCTCAGGATGTTGGTTGGGCTTGGGTGACTCGCCGTGACCTCTTTGCGAACCTGCCACGTCACCTGTTCCGTGACGAGCACCCCGGTAGCTTCGGGTTTGTACGTTACGTACGCTTCATCGAATTCCAACGACCTTTGGTTGAAGTCAATAAAGCCGAGAGGGGCACTAATCTGGTAGTCGATCTGTTGCTTCAGCTTGTAGGCGTGGAAGACATCCTCGCCAGCGTTCACATCATCCTGGCTGAAATTGACGTTCCCCGTGTCCGCGCTGATCTCGACAGCGAGGCTTGATAGCGAAGCCGGTGCCGTGAACGCTCCGTCGTTCGGAACAACCGTGACCGACCCCGAGAATGTACTGAGGCCGAAACGGAACCGAGAGCGGTCTACTTGATCTGGTGGGATAGTGTGCCTTGGAGAGTTCGTGATCGCCCCGAGCTTCCGAACGCGCTCAACCTCTGTTTTGGGGTCTGCAAGGATAACTTCCTCGAAGAAGCGATCTAGGAGAATCTCACGCCCGTGGTGGATCGTATACGAAACAGGTGTGCCAGTGCCCCCACTTGCATCGAGTGTGAGAGACGTGGTGTTGGGAACGTTCGTGATAACGTAAACGCCCTTGGCCGACCCCCCAGGAACAATTAGAATGTCGCCAGACTGAACTCCGGTGAAGTTGGCCGCCGCATCTGTCAGCGTAGTCCCTGAGATCGAGGCCCCCACACCACTCAAGATCAGCTCTCCGTCGGTCTCAACGAAGTTGATGACGCCGCCAGTGGCGTCGAGAAGAACTTGTTGATCGGGGACTAGAGTCGTGAAGACGCCGGTCCCCACGCCCGTCTCCAGCTCAAATGTGTACGCGGAAGGCTGAACGAGGGGGTTCCCGAGATACAGAGCCCCAGACGGCTGCACAATCGGGATGATCTGATTCTGTCGCCGCTGAGCGTAACTCAGGATGCGTTGGTCAAGATCGAGAACGTAACCGAATCCTGGCGAGGGTGATCCAACGTCAAGGCGCGCAAGTTGACCTACGAAACTACCCGAGCCTTGCTCTACCCTCACCGAGAGAGGAGCAACACCATCGTCGATTGGTACGGAGGGGAGAAAAACCTGAGGCGCGCCTATGATCGGAGACGCCAGAAGTGCGTTCGTAACCGTGTAAACAGCGGATACATCCTTCAGTTCAGAGTTGGCCGCGTCGAGATTTACCGGATTACGAAAGAGACGAAGCGCGACACCCCGCTCGACGACAAGATCCGCAACCGTAACCGTGACTGTTTGTCCTGTGAGAAGAAGGACGTCGGCGAGAGAGAAGCGGAACTCGGCATTGCTGCCGGTTTGCTTGATCTGCACGATCCCACGTTTGCCGATTGGGTCTGAGAACGCGTCGACGTACACGTAGCCAGAGAATTGATACGCGCCGGCCCTGATGATGAGATCGCCCCCTACCGAGGGCATATTGGACATGTTCAGTCCAGTGTACCCACCGGGCATCGTGCCGAGGGTTTGCGTCGTCAACCCGACATCACGCGCAAACGCGACGCCTCCGTAATAGACGCTTTTTCCGGCGTTGGTAGCCGCATCTGAGGAATTGAACTTGAGGAGGCCCGTGTCAAGGGCCCACTCGACAGTGCCCGCGGCAGGATTAGCAGATAAAGCGCCTTCGTTCGGCCGCTCGATCGATGTCAGGTCACGCCCGTATCCGAAGCGAATGAGCGGGAACTGCCCTGTCGCGGGTAGCGGGTTGAGTATCAGAGTCGAGCCGACAACGCCAATGCGCCCCTTGGAATCTTTGAACGTGAAGAACGATTGCCGTTGTACTCGAACGATCTGACCCGCGTACGTAGAGAGATCCGCCGTGTTCCAGTTCAGATTGCCTGTTTCGAGCGATAGTTCAACCGTACCAGGCGGCGGCGACCCGAATGACGTGTCGAGATCCACGAGCTGGATCGTCATCGTCGTCCCGCTTCCACTAGAGCCGACAGAGACTCGCATCGGGAAGAGAGACAGATCGTCGATCGACGGCTTGGGCGCCTTCAACCTTGTTGTATTGGCATTCGCATTGAGCGGGGTTGGGAGTTGATCTAGAGGCCCGCCAGGGAGGAACTTGAAGCGCTGCTCCATCCCCTCGTAGTCGAACCGTTGGAAGGCGAGCTTCTCTTTACCCTCGTTCTTCGTCCACGCAAAGCGCGCGTCCGGTAGATTTCCGTCCGTCTCGACGTACACTAGATACTCGGTCCGCGGGTTTGGCTCTGAACCCCACGGGTATGCGGTTCCGAAAGCAGCGCCATTGACAATGGTGTTGTCCGGAGACGCTGTGAATGCCGAGTTGGACGTGCCCAAACGGGGCTTTTCGAGCACGTACCCCTTTAGACTGAAGGCCATATCAAGTCACCTTCCGTGCCCCACGGCGCATGCGCGTCCGTAGTCCATGGCAGCAACTACAGACGAGACACCCCTTTGAGGTGGCCGTGGCACTCATGTGTGCGGGACCTCAGGAAACCGAGATCGGAGCCCAATCGTAAAATACACCCTCGCAATAGAAAACGAGGAGTACGTCACTCGACTCCAAACGAATCTTGCGGGACTGCCACGTCGGGGTCACCGCAAGTTGGGCAATCAAGTCGTTGAGGGTGGGCGCTGCATTTCCATCCATTGTGTCTCCGATCTTATACAATTTGGCCGGTACCCACACCTGCACCACCAACGATGCTAGGAGGTCCAGCTACAGGAGTTGGTAGTACAAGAGAAAGAAAGGCGATGTCGAGCCCCATTCCAATGGCGTTGGCCTTCTGAATCGCACCGAGGCCGACCATGCCGACACTCGCGAAGCCTGCGATCATGAGCGGGCCGGCCGGCGGAGCGATGAACTTACAGACACCCGCCCCCAAACCTACGCCGGGATGTACGGTGATGACCTGGCCCTGAATCATCCCAAGACTGATGCCGTTCGCAAGCCCAATGACCGTTAACGGCGCGATCGGGCCAGCTACCTCGAACGAGGCGAATCCAGTCGAGAGACCCGCGATTAGAAGAGGAGGTGGCACCACGAGAGGTATTACACCAGCCCCAACCCCCAACGTACCCGCATCTACTGTGAGTACTCTCACCAGTGGTGACCACATCATAATACCGGCCGCAATCCCGGCCGCCAGTTGGGGAACGGCGGTGCCAAGATGTTCGGTCGACACGAGACTCGCGGTGATAGGACCGATGAGTCCAGGAGATGTCAGGGGCATCACAAGGGCCGTTTTTCTATGAGGGGTGAGATCACGGCAACGTTCCCACGTACATACCCCGGCCTGAGCCTTGACGGAGGTATGGTGCTACCTGAAACACCTGCACTAAACGCTGTCAAATACTTCGTACAAGGGCTGAACCCATCAGGGGCCGGCCTGTGACCCAATCTAAACTTGGGGCACCCGGTGGCATCATTGGTATGCCACGAGCCACGCCTAACACGGCGGGAGGCCCACCGAGCAGCACTTGAGTGGAGAGGAGCGAGACCATGACCGGCGAGGTGATGGTCACGGCAAGTCCGGCGGTAATCGAGACAGCGCCAGCGCCCGCAGTAATCGAGACAGCGCCAGCGCCCGCAGTAATGCCGATGGCACCGGCGGCAGCGTTCAGGACGATACCACCTGCCCCAACGTTGACCGTGTACGCACCGGCCGGGTTGTTGAATAGCGTGGCACCCGCGAGAGTGTTGTATGTCACGGCGCCTGCCAGAACATTCTGAACGACCGCACCAGCGAGGACCGTCGAGGCTCTGCCTCCGGAGACGATCGTTTCCAGTACGGCCATTGCGTACTGGTACTGGCTCTTGCCCGAGATGAGCATATTTAGGCTACCGTAATTGCCTGAGAACCCGCTATGCGCGTTGATGGCGAGGGCGTCCGTGAAGATCCCATACCCACCATTGACTGTTGTAGCCTTCGCGCCTGCAACATTCTCTACGGTGTTGGATGCACAGTACTCTTCCTTCGTTCCCCCATATGAAGCGCTGTAAGCAACGTCATTGGAATCGGGCACGCCTGTGTACTCGGCTGCATACGATGAGTGATAGCGGATCTTGATTGCTTGCCCCGACACGCTGGATCCGAAATCGGCGACGACGCCGCCTTCCAGCGTCAGATGCAACGAGACGTTGTCTGGTTTGGATGCTCCGATTCGAGCCTTGACGGCCCCGTCACAATTGATCTCAGCAGAGATGTTGCGGGCATCACCCGTGGTATACTTTTCGACTTTGGATCCAGGGATGTTTGCGAAAAACTTCCCCTGTTTTGACACTGCGATGGCGAAGGGTTGGTCACCATCACCTCCGATAGGCGGTTGCACCCTAAACAGGTAGGCTCCGGCCATGGTGTTAACCTCCGTATCCGGGGCCAACGGTCCACGCTCTACTTCTTCGAGAGAGAATTTACCCCCCGAAACCTGCCCGAACGAATCGAACAGCTTGGGACGGAGTACGCGTCCATATTGACGCTGGCCCATCCCCGAGTAGAGGTCGTTTCCAACTAGAGTGCCGAAGACCTGCTCGATGTACTTGATGCGACGCCCGTTCTGCGGAGAGAAGCCGTCGATCTCTTCGAGCACGTCCATCGACGCATCGGTCGTATGTGCCATCTCCATGCGGTGTTCGGTGAACGCTTCTGCTCCGCCACCTTTCTGAGCGTCCTCGAAATTCACTCCTGGGTTAGTTGCCGCGTAAAACGCCTTGCGTCCGTTAGAGAACGTTACCGGAGGGGAATGTACCGAATTGTTAAAGAGGTCGAGAATACGACCGTTCGCATTTGAGAACTTACTGCTTCCGCCCGTCAGACCGGGACCAGCCGCTTGTAGCTCATCCCTACCGAAATAGCGGTCATCTTCACCGAGGAGAGTACGTCCGTCGGATCCGAAGATGTCCAAGGGCAACCAGGCTGCGCTACGGCGCACTGGACCAGATAGACGAGAGACCCCCGCCTCGGCCTCTACACGGTGAACGGTCTGAGCGACGAGGGTCCGATCTGAATCGCGTAGCTCAAGGAGGTCTCCCGCCCGGTTCGCGATACGGACATCTTTGGTGAGCGTAAACTCGGCGCCAGCGGCGGACATGCCACCAACCTCACCAGGTCGCAAGCGAAGACGCTTGAACCGGGTGACAGGAGACCCGAAGCTTTCTTCGTAGACGTCCTGATCGTCGGCCTCGATGCTGGACGGATCTGTCGACGCGTGCGGGTCA